GATTGGAATATTAATAGAATCGAGATACTTAGCGATAAGAGTCTTGGATCTGATGCACAGGAGTATCTAATAGATTATTTTCGTACGAAAGTCGAAGGTGAATGTGATGCATATATCATCGGACGCAAGTAAGCCGACTCGGAACGGGTTCGTTCATCTCCTACGGGAGACGCAAAAGCCGACTGAAGGAACGGGAACACGGATCACTCGAAAGAGTTAAAGGTGTAAATTTCCAACTACTTTAGGAGAAACCAAATGGCACAAGTCACATACCGTGGTGTCAAGTATGACACCGATAGGAACAAAGCAAAGCAGACTAACAAGGTCGATCTAACTTACCGTGGTGTAAGACAAGAAAAAGAACTTACAAGTCTTAAGTGATTGAAATATTAGAGATATGTATAGCATCTGCTATCTTTCTCACAATCATAACTGCTGAAGTTCAGTTCCTATATGGAAAATAAAACGAAGGGGTTGATCCCCTTCTTTTTTATGCTATAATAAATAAAATGAAAATCCTATGAATAAAGACAATCTCAAAGTACTGATTAGTGATTTAGAAAGAGCTATCTCAGAATTAAAAGCAGAGGTTTACTCTGATAAAAATTCTTATTTAACATATGAATCATATAAAAAACTTAGAGATGAAAACGGAAACTTTTTAACCTATGATGAAATACAACAAGACGATGATGGATATCCAGATTAAACATGACAGTTAAACTCATTAGCATCACACCAGATGCTGAAAAAACTATGGCATTCATTGCCAGAGTTTCAAATCCTTCGAATCAGGATAATGAAAATTATTCTGGATTGTTGAAGTATTGTATTAAACATAACCATTGGTCTGTGTTCGAACAATCGACGATGACTCTTGAAATAGAAACGACTCGTGCTATTGCAGCACAAATTTTAAGACATCGTAGTTTTACTTTTCAAGAATTTTCTCAAAGGTATGCTAGTACTAATGAACTACCAGAATATAATTTACCTGAGTTGCGAAGACAAGATTTAAAAAATCGTCAAAACTCAATTGATGATTTAGATCCAAAAACAGTTGATAAACTCAACAAACAAATGATTACACTTTTTAGTTCTGCTGTGAGTTTATATAATCAAATGTTAGAGAGTGGTGTTGCAAAAGAGTGTGCTCGCATGGTCTTACCACTTTGCACTCCTACAAAAATATACATGACTGGTTCTTGTCGATCTTGGATTCATTATATTAATTTGAGATCTGCACACGGAACACAGAAAGAACACATGTTAATCGCAGAAGAGTGTCGCAAGGTATTTACCGAACAATTTCCTGCAGTATCAGAAGCCCTTGATTGGGTCTAAATATTTACAAAACTAAACATTATGCCTACATATCCAGTAATTCATAAAGAGACAAAAGAGAAGAAAGAACTCTCTATGACCATGAAAGAATATGATCAGTGGAGAAAAGATAATCCCGATTGGGATAAAGATTGGCAAGCAGGTGTTGCAGCATCTCAGGAGGTCTTTAGATGGACAGGAGAAGCAGCATCCTCTGGTTGGAACGAAGTTTTAGACAGGGCATCAAAACAACCAGGTGCGAATGTCCGTAAAAATAGAGATTACTCATTCTAATGGCAAGAAGAAAAAGATCGTCAAGTGGGGATCAACCGATTGGTGTTGGTTTAACTGCCAAACAAATGAAAAGGAAGAAACCTTTGAATCATGAATATCTTATTGATATTGAACCATTATCTGACAATCAAAAAAAACTGTTTGATGCGTATGATGCTAATAAACATTTAATTGCTTATGGTTGTGCAGGAACAGGTAAAACCTTTATCACTTTATATAAAGCATTATTTGATGTACTGAGTGAAAACACACCATATGAAAGAATATATCTTGTTAGATCACTTGTCTCTACCAGAGAAATAGGATTTTTACCAGGTGACCATGAGGATAAAGCAGATATCTATCAGATACCATATAAAAATATGGTAAAATACATGTTTCAGATGCCCTCTGATGCTGACTTTGAGATGTTGTATGGTAATCTAAAAGCACAGGAGACAATACGTTTCTGGAGTACATCATTTCTAAGAGGAACAACACTTGATAACGCAATAATAATTGTTGATGAATTTCAAAATTTAAATTTTCATGAACTTGACAGTATAATAACTCGTGTTGGAGAGAATAGTAGAATTTGTTTTTGTGGTGATGCAAGTCAAACAGATTTGGTAAAAACTAATGATAAGAATGGAATCGTTGACTTCATGAACATCTTGCGAAAAATGCCATCTTTTGATATAATAGAGTTTGATATTAATGATATAGTTCGTTCTGGACTTGTTAAAGAATATCTTTTGTCGAAGTTAGAAGTAGATTTTAATGTTTGAACATATTGATTTAAATCTTAATCCCATTGAAAGGGAGACGATAGATGGTGTAAGATATTACAAAATACCTGATGAGGATGAACTAATTAAATTAGTATCTATCACCTCAATCACCAGTCACTTTAATAAAGAAATATTTCTGGACTGGAGAAAGAGAGTAGGGAATGAGGAAGCAGATCGCATTACAAAAGCTGCCACAACTCGTGGCACTGATATGCACACACTCACTGAACATTATTTAAATAATGAATCTTTACCTAAAGTTCCACCCATATCAGATTTTCTTTTTAAAATATCTAAACCTAAATTACAAAAGATAGGTAAAATCTACGGACTTGAAAGATCCCTATATAGTAGACAGTTAGGCATTGCTGGAACAGTCGATTGTATTGCCGAATACGAAGACGAGTTAGCGATAATAGATTTTAAAACATCTAAGAAACCTAAACCTAGGGATTGGATTGAACATTACTTTGTTCAAGCTATGGCATATGGGTGTATGTTGTATGAAATGAGAGATATATCTGTAAAAAAATTGGTAATCATTATGGCATGTGAAAATGGAGAATGTATTGTTTATGAAGAAAGAGACAAGTCCAAGTATATTAAACTTCTTGGAAGGTACATCAACAAATTTGTTAAAGACAAACTGGAGCTTTATGGAAACAAATAAAGAATTAGAAAAAGCTATTGAAAATAAATTTCTCACCGCTACAAAATTTTCTATGGAGATAGAAAAGATAGTTGCGACTGAAAAAATAAATTACATAGATGCCATTTGTCAGTATTGCGAAATGAATGATATTGATGTACAATCAGTATCAAAGCTCATATCTAAACCACTTAAAGAGAGGTTAAAATATGATGCCATTCAACTCAATTTCATGAAAAAGACTTCTCGTGCAAAATTACCTTTATAATGAATAGTTTGAAAACAATAGTGCCACCAGTTTTAGGTTGGTTAGAAATTGAATTAGATAATGAAGAAGTTAATTACCTTTGGAAATTGAAAAAAAAAAAAAAAGAGAATGTAAAACGTATTCTTGTAGGGCATATAGATTCAAGTTGGAAACTTGAAGATAAAGATGATTGGTTTTTTAATCGTGTAATTAAATTTTGTATCCAATCATATTCTAAACATTTTAAAGATTTAGGGAAAAAGATTCCCACATCAAAAGTACACCCATATTACATAGATAATCTTTGGGTTAATTATCAAAAACAAAATGAATTTAACCCTTTGCATAATCATAGTGGTGTTTATAGTTTTGTAATTTGGTTAAAGATTCCAACTAAACATGCTGAACAAAATAAAAATCCAATTGCTGCTAACGCAAATTCACAAAAAATATCACAATTTCAATTCATTTATACAGATATTTTAGGAAAAATAGAAGAATGTCATTACAATATGGATCCTGAGATTGAAGGCACTATGTTATTTTTTCCATCACAATTAACGCATGCAGTTTATCCATTTTTTAATTGTCCAGATAAAAGAATATCAATCTCAGGAAATGTTTTATTAAACTCAGATTATATATTGTCATATAATGGACAGTCACAACATCGTTAACTAACATAAAAGAAATGAAAAAATCTGAACTTATACATTGGAGACTTCAAGCTATGTTAAGAGAACATAGTTTTCCAGACCTAGCATACTTGGGTGTCAGACCCGACAGTATTGGTGTAAATCAACATTGGTATATGATAGGTGATAATGAAGTCCCTGTCGATGCAATTACAGAATTAGAAAGTGAGGACGTAGATGAAAGTGACACCGTTTGAAACCTACCAAACTTATCTTTCAATGAAGAGTCATTTCACAAATAAAAGATATGATTTTTTCAAATATGGTGGCAAATCAAGAGCCACAATGACATCCTTCAACAAAAGAAAAGATAAGTATTGGTTTGAAAAAACATCAAGAAAATATACTGATCAACAAATTACAGATTTTTTATTAGCAAATTTTGTCAATAGTGACACACCAGAAAACCTATGGATTGGAGAAATAATAAATTCTGGAGAAAGAAAATACTCCGACTGGATGAAGAGACAACAGAGTTTGACATACTTGTTCAAAGAACAATCAAAAGAATTATTATCGGAAAAAAAATTAGAAGAAGTATTCAATTGTTCGAAAGGTCATCCACCAATACTAAAAAAATATTTGGGTGGAGAGATCAGCTTAGAAACCTTAACGATATTCGAAAAAATATTTTCTTTTGGTAAAAAATTTAATCGAAAACTTAAAGATCCAGTGTGGGAAACCGTCAGTATGAAATTAAAGAAGTACTCTCCTTTCCTAAATATTAATGTATTCCAGTATAAAAAAATTTTAAGGGAAATTGTAGATGAGTGATTTTTTTGAATCTGATATTATCAGAAATGAATTAGAAGACATACATAAACTTCAAAAAGAAGTCTATGGAAATGTGCTTGAGTTTCCTAATATGAGTCGTGAAGAGAGACTGGAAAACGTTGAAAAGTTATCGAAATTACTTGAAAAACAGCAAGTAATGTTCACCAGATTGTCACTATCTGATGATCCTGAAGCAATTAAATTAAAAAATACAGTTCAACAGTCAATTCCACTTATGGGATTTCCTGTAGG